TTCAGCTGATCCTCCTAGACGAAATACAGAGTCTCGTGGTAATCATAGAGAGCGTCCTCGTGGTGCAGGACCTAGAGAGCAAGATGAAAATGGTGATTGGAAATTAGAGCCTGCGGAAGGCCAGGAACAAGACCAAGGACGAAGACAAGGACAAGGACGAGGACAAGGACGAGGACAAGGACAAGGACGAGGACAGGGACGAGGACCAAGTCGTCGCGCTCCAAATCAATCCGACAAGGCATAAAGCCGATAAGGCATAAAGCCGATAAGGTATAAATTTAATAATTATAAAATATTATATTTTATATAATTATTTCAAATACTTTTATTTTTTATATGAAAAAGATATTTAAAGACACTACATCAATGTAATATATAATAATGACTACTATAACGAACGATATTACTACAGATGTTAAGGTGGATGTTGAGGAAGTCTCGCCAATTGATACCCAATTTACAGCAGTTCTTGGAACCTTATCACAATTTAAAATTCAGATTACTGCTTTGTCTACTCAATTAAAGAGTCTAGAAAAGACTGTTAAGAAGGAAATTAAACATCATAAGAAAGATGCTACTAAGAAACAGTCAAAAGGGAATAGAAAACCATCTGGATTCGCAGAAGCTTCTCCAATTTCCAATGACTTGTGTGATTTTATGGGTAAAGATCATGGAACACAGTGTGCTAGAACGGATGTTACAAAATTTATTTGTAATTATATCAGACTAAATTCATTAACCAATAATGAAAATAAACGAGAGATTAAACCTGATAATAAACTTAAGAGCCTACTAGGAACAGATGATAAAACGGTAATTACATATTTTAATATTCAACGCTTTATGAATCGTCATTTTATTAAGAATAAGGCTGTTGTAGTTGAGGAATAAAAAGTATAATTTAAATAAAAATATAATTATTAAATAGTTATATTTTTATTTAAATACTAATAGATAATCGTATATATAAATAAATGATAGAATTCTATATAGATCCAGATAGTATTTGTATTTTTAGTAAAACAACATGTAGTTTTTGTCATAAAGCGATAGGTTTATTAAATAATTATAATGTTAATGTTCAATTAATTGAATTAGACAAAATAAGAGAAGGACCTATGTTAAGTCAAGAATTATTTGCTCGAACCAAGCAGAAAACAGTCCCTAATATATTTATTTTTGGAAAACATGTTGGAGGATTTTCAGAATTAAATGATTTACATAATCAAGGTATATTATCTACTTTAATTAACCAGAAATCTTTAATTTATCAATGTAATTTTTGTGGAAAGCAATCATCTGATAAAAATATAACGTGTAACTGTTTTCCTAGACAATTTGATGACTGGGGAGCACCGTTATAATAAAAGAATATAAAGAATATGTCTGAATATATATTAATGGTGCGAACTCATACATATTGGATGACTATTAAAGAATACAAAAAATGGAGTAAAAAACAAGAAGAATATAAAAAATTCTCAGACGGAATAATTACTAGAACTCATATTTATTTTAATTAATAAAAAATTGATTATATTTTATATAATAATTATATAATATAATCTTACTATGAAGACTGAGGAATTTAATGATACTCAAATAATAATTGGGCAAAGGGCTCAGGAAAATTGGGATATAATTAATTTTAAATCTGATTATATATGGTTACATCTACATTCATTTCCATCATGTCATGTTATTATTAAAGACAATAACCCAGATGAAGAAGTATTAAATTATGCTGCAAATCTATGTAAAAATAATACAAAGTATAAAAATATGAAAAATTTATATGTATCTTATACCAAATGTAATAATCTAAAAAAAGGACCAGATGTCGGTAGTGTAATTTATAAAAGCAACAAACAAGTAAAAAAATGGAAGATAACGGATAATATAGATTATGATGAATGTGATTAATATTGTTCATTCTTTCTACCAAATCCAATCTAAACTAATAAATTTTAAGAATTTTTTTGTATTTTAATAAATGAATTAAAATTTTATTAATAATAAAATTGAATACTTATATGTTAAATAATTGATGGATATTAACTTAACTTAACAATGAATGACGAATTCGAAGAAATTGATAATCTTATAAAAAAAATGAAAGATGAAGAAGAAATGAATAACTATCTAGATAAAGGTATATATCCATTATCTCTCCAAAGACCAAAACATAGTATTGTATCAATTCCTCGTTTAGATTATATAAAAACTCCTATAATTCCAATAACTCCAATAGAAATAGATTATTCATATCAAAAGTCTTTAATGAACAAGGTAACTGATTTAGAAAATGCGGTAAGAGAAACAATATTGAGAGAAAATAAAGAAAATAAAGAAAATAAAGAAAATGAATGTCCAATATGTCTTGAAGATATGGGAGTTAATAATTTTATAGTTCCTAGCTGTGAACATAAAATATGTATACCTTGTTTTATAAATAATCTTAAACAAAATCATAATAGGAGTAATAATTGTTGTCTGTGTAGGAGAAATATTGTTTCAAAATTGTAATATTAATTATATTATATAAAATTTTTTAATTGTATATTATATATGTCTAATCAGAATAATATTAACATTACATCAATAGATGAGGATAATATAAAAAAAATGATAATGAAACAAGAACAAAATCATAATAGAGATACATTTAATTTACATAATAAGATAACTGATTTAAAATCTAATATATTCGGAACATTTATTTATATTATTATTTTTGTAATTTTCATACCATTCTTATTAATTAAATATAAAATGTATGAAATTTTGATACCCTATTTTCCAAATGTAGATATGATTGCCACATCTCTAGGTTATAATGGGGGTCCAAATATCTATGGTTTTAATAATATTTGGTTATATCTATATAATCCTAGTAATTCTACTGTATTTGGTTATATAAACCAATCAATGATTAATTATTTTGCTTTAGTCGGAGCAACTGGTGTAATAGCATATAATACGCATAAATTTAAAAACTGGAGAAAGGGATGGTCATTGGCATTTATTATGATGATAACTACTTATTTAGCACCTGATAATATTATTGTTAGTATTCAAAATTATTTTGCTAACATATTATCAACTAATTATGATAGTGAAGAAAAAGTTAATAAATTATGGAAGTTATATAATAAAAATAGAAATCATCATATAACTAAAAGTCAATTAGAAAACACATTATCATCTATGGGTTATACTAACAAAAGACAACATTCTATCGAACAGCTATTCATTGCTATAGATGCTGATAAAAATAAGCTTATTAGTTTTGAAGAATTTGAAGAATTTTTAAAAGCAGAATATTTACAATCAAATTATTTTTATTTAATTATTGTATCAATAGGATTATTAACTGCTACTATTATTATATTAATAGAAGCATATTTAATCGAATATCACGGTTGGAGATTTGAAAGTATGATTGAAAGACTTATATAAAAAAAACTATTATTATATCTGCGACCAAATAAATAATAGTGGGTGTTTATCTGTGAACTATTTTCCGATTTAAAACACTCCTTGAAAATATCGACTAGCATAAGACGAGAAACAACATAAAGCTTCTAATTCACATTATAAGAGTGATCGGTTCTTATAATGCTTATTTTTCACTCGTATTGATTTTTCATCTAGTGTAATGGTAACGGCCTACCTCATTAGTCTTTCAATTCCGATAAGATAAATCGAAAGTCCAATGAGGTAGACAGTGCCTCTAGCAAGAACGATAACACATTTATAACAGACAATACTATTCACAAGATACCAACAACCGTCATTATTGATACCTTGTTTACAATACAATCTGTCGTTTAACGCTCCACTACACCTTACTTTACACCCTTATTTCAGGGTCTACACCAAGTAAGAAGTGTCTATTCCTCTCTCACCCAAATCTCTTTACTACCGAGTTAACAGCTTACTCATTTGTGGAAATGGCTCTCTTAGTCATAGTATAAAGATACTGGAATAGTTCTGGGCCATGAGCTTTCCGGCCCCATATATATCTAGAAAATATAATATAGTATGGGAAAGCTACATAAGTATGCAGGCCGGTTAAGGAGATACATACCCCCTGCTTGGATTTTTAAGCAGGATTCAGGACAGTTTAATGACTTATCCAGGTCATTTTTTATCATGTAATTATTATTTATTTTTAATTTAGAGTTTAGACCGACGACAATTAGCATCTTGCTGTGCTAAAAGGGAATAGTTCATTTGGTTTTAATCCAGGACACACCACGAGGAGGCGAACTATATTATGTCCCATATTTGTATCTAGAGGGGCTTGAACCCTCGACCACTCGATCAAAAGTCGAGCGCTCTACCAACTGAGCTATAGATACAATTTTTTTCATTACTAACGACCATATCCTCGTGTAGCTAAGGGGATAACAACAGATCTACAACACGGACAACTGCTAGCATTTTTGTTTGAGGAAATATCTGTGGCTATGTTTCTAATAAAGCAATCCGAACAGAATGTATGACCACAAAGAGATGTACACTTTTTTTTACCAGATAAGTTATCAAGACATATAGGACAAATATCTTCTTCTTGTTCTTGCTTTTCAGCAGCTTCCTTCTCTATCTTGTCTATTTGTTTGTCAATACTTTTTACTAGTTTGTAATGTCTATCTATTAACTGTTTTTTTGTGAAATTACTCAAAGGTTTGCTTCTCCAGTCATTTTCAGGTTTCACAACCTCACCATGCCAAATTATTCCCATTTCAAGTTTGTTAACAGACATGCGTAGAATCTGTTTTGGTATGGCTGCTATATTATAACAAGAGGGACTGTTATGTACTAATAATTGCGCCATTGTATTGTCACGAACAAATTGGCCACACTTACTCTGTTTATGTGGGCCGCCACATTGATGGCATTTCATTTTGGAAATTTTTGAGGACATTTAACTGTCTTTCTGTTTAGAGGATGTATACTGCTACTATAAGTAAACCAACTTCAATTTTTTTAGCCGGGTCACTTTTTGTCAATCTGGGTCAAAAAAACACTTTGCCGGCGTTAGGGGCCGGACCCCCTAAGAAAAAATTGAAGTGTATTTTGGTAGAATTGTGATTGGGATTCTATAGTAAAATGAGTATTGAGATGTATAATGCATTGTTGTTGGCAGTAAAGTCGGAGGTATGTTTAGGTTTATGTGAGGCGGG